GGACGGTCAAATGATTACACGAAAAGGAAATACCAAGCAATTCGCATTGAATATAGTTGGTTCCAGCGTTTTTGGACGATACGCCAAAATCAATAGTGAATTTACTTATAATATGTTTGCATCTGATAACTTCATGGTTCCTTATGCAGGTTATGAAATTGCAATATCAGCTGCTAATTTTGGAAATGGAAAAATAGGTAGAGGATGCTTCACTAGCACTAAATTCAATAGAATAGTAACAGTTATTGATGACAGAGTTTATCTTACTACTATTACTTATAATCAAACTCATTCTCAAGTACAGAATTTCCAAGTATCACAAATTGGAACTTTGCAAACTTCAAGTGGTGTTGTTTACATAACAGAAAATAATAAGCCACAGATTGCAATTTCTGATGGTACTAAGATTTATATTTATGATCCTGCAAATAGTCCTACATTAACAATACCAACAATTCATTTTGTACCTGGTTATATTACTTATCATGATTCTCGTTTTTTATGTGCTGCGTCTCAAGATACAGCAGCAGCTGCAACCGTTAGAAATAATACTTGGAGATTATCAGAATTAGATTCTGTATCCACTGGAATGAATCCAATACAAGGTGGTCTTAGTTGGCCAGATAGTGCTGCATTTATAGGACAAATATCAACAAAACCAGATAATACCCAAGCAGTGGTTCGTTTCCCTTCTAAGGGAAATATGATTATGGTTATGGGAAGTATTGTTTCCGAGGCTTGGTTTGATGTGGGCGCAAAATTATTTCCTTATCAAAGAACAACACAGTTCAATATAGATTATGGTTGTTTAAGTCCTGCAACTGTTGCTTACATGGATGAATTAGTAGTATGGCTTGCTGCTAATGAGAAAAGCGGCCCTATTATTATGTATTCAAATGGTGGAATGCCTGATAAGGTAACAGATGATGGAATTGACTACCTATTTTCTCAATTGAATGCACCACAAGATTCACAAGCATTTTTATATAGGCAAGATGGACATTTATTTTATCACATTAATTTCTATACTGATAACTTGTCGTTATTTGTTGACTTTTTGCCTGATGGATCTCGTAAAATATATCATGCATCAGATCAAGATCTTAATTACTTTATTGCGTCTCAAGTAGCTTTCTTTAATAATCAATATTATTTTGTTACTCGTAATAATGGTAATCTATTTGCGTTTGATACAATATTCACTACATATGAAGATGTAGATGCTAAAAATAATGTTATTACTCATGAGATACCACGTATAAGAACTTGTAAAAATATACGTCTTCCATCTCAAGAATATTTCATAGCAAATGATATTGGATTCACTATAGAAACTGGTGAGACAAATTACCAACAACAATCAGCCTGGCCTATTAACCTAATAACGGAAGATGGAAAGTTACTTATAACAGAAGGAAATGCTATTTTTCTTGAAACACAAGATGGAAATCTTTTATATACTGAAGATGGTAATTCTTTAGTAGCTCAAGGAACAGATAGTACTGATTTTTCTTTTTTAATATCTGAACAAGAAAATATAATTTACACAACTCCTAGAGTTGATATGTCTATATCAAGAGATGGCGGCGCAACCTTTGGTAGTGATTATGGGTATACGCTTAATCCTATTGGTCAACGTAAGAATCGCCTTATGTGGTGGCAAGTAGGTATTGCAAATGACATGGTATGTCAATTCAAATTCTGGGGGCTTGGAAGATTTGTGGTAACTGATGGGATTTTGAACATAAGACAATGAGCAATAGCAGAACTATACAAGGTATATTTCCCGATTATCCACGAGAAAGTCCAATGGTGGATAAACAAGGTAATATTATGCCTATTTGGGATTTAGGTCTAGGATCATTATTCCAGGCTTTACAGGCTAATTTCAGTAATGAAGGTATAAGTGTACCAAATCTAAGTAATGATGATATGAGCACTATACAGGCGTTCTATACGCCTTTTATAGGACAGACTTATGATACTTTAACAAAGAATTTGAATGATATTAGTGGACAGACTATTTTTGATAATACTAATAAGGTTTGTAATCAATTTGTCATAGCTGTAAATGCTGCTGATCCACCATTAGTGACATTAGCGCAATGGGTGCCATTTGCGATGATGCTGATGTATGCTGGAAATCCTAATACTCACGTAGCTGGCGTGTTAAATTGGTTCTGCTATGATGTAACAAATAAAGTACTATATGTATGTACAACAGCTGGCGCCATAGCTGATGCTATTTGGACAGCTGTTTAAAATACCGTATAATGATTAAAATCGTAAAAGGAATTGCGATATGTCTAGTCCAAGATATATGAATAATAATGGAACTAATCCAGTTGATATGAATGATCCTAACTATGGTAAATGGTTTGGAAGAGGTGCAGGTGCTGCTTCTATTGGAGCAGGCATGTATAACCTTATACATCCTGGAAAAGATATTTCTCAAGATTCAATGCACACCTTAGACCAAATTCCAGAACAAACAGCACAATATTATATGCCTTATTTTAATGCAGGTACGGACGCATTAAATAAATCAAAATCTCAATATGATATGCTCAGTCAAGATCCTGGAAAAAGACTTAATCAGATAGGAGAAGATTTTCATGAATCTCCTGGTTTTAAATTTGCATTACAACAAGCTTTGCAAGCCACTGGTAATTCCTCAGCGGCAGGGGGTATGGCTGGCAGTCCTGAATATCAACAAAATGCTATGAACACAGCACAAGGATTAGCTAATCAAGATTATTATAATTGGATGGGACATGCCACAGATCTTTATAAAACAGGTGTTAATGGTGAGAATGATATTGCTCACATGGGTCAAAATGCTGGATCTAGTATGGCTGATCAAATAGCGCAAGTATTATCAGATAAATCTCAATTACAATATGAAAATAATGTTAATAAAAATAAAAATAGGCAATCATCTTGGGGAAATATTATAGGTGGCGCAGCACATCTTGCGGCATTTTTATAAGGAGTATTTATGACTTATACTATGAATCAATTTGCACAGCCTAGAGAAGAATATCGTGATCCATTTGCTAATTTAGTTAAGAATGCTATGGCTGCATATCAAGGTGGAGTACAGACAAGATATGCTGCCCCTACTGCACAACAAGATTTATTAGCTAAAATGTTAGCTACTCAAAAATCTCAAGCTGAATTGCCATATGCAGGAGAAATGGCTAAAGCAACTACTGCTTATAAAATAGCAATGGCTAAATATTTATCTAGTCCTAATCAAGCATTAAAATACATGTCAAATCTTGGAAAAAGTTATGTTGAACCAGGTATTGTTGATGCGATACTTCAAAGTAGAGGAATAAAAAATACTCAACCTGGACAAGGATTTGAATACAATCCTCCAGAAATGAATCAGGGACAACAAGGACAACAAGAGCAACCACAACAACAAGGTGATCAACCTGGTAGCATAAATGATGTCTATTCATTAGAAAGACAAAAAATGACATCCGATGCCCAAGCAAGAAATAGAAATCTTTTTGCTACTAATATTGAAAAAACTTTATCTTATATTGATCCAAAAGCATTAACTCAATATGGTGGAGGTTTAGGATCCGTTGAAAAATGGGGACAAAAAGGTCTTTCATCTATTGGTAAAGAATCTAAAAACTACGACAACTATAGAGCATCATTAGATGCTGTAAAATTATTAACAAAACAAATACGTCAATTTTATGGCGATTCAATACAACCAACTGTACAAGAAAATTTAGAAGCTTTAAATAATCCAGCTACATGGTCAGTTAATCCAAAGCTAGCAGAAAGATTATTTCATCAAACAACAGACATACTTAAAAATGAATTAGGAACTTATCGTTCTGCATTAAGAACACCTAAAGCATACGAAGAAACACAGATGCCTAGCAATGTTAACAATTCACAGAATATGGAACCACCTTCTAATGAAGATATAGAATTTACTGCTAAAAAATATAATATGCCAGTTTCTCAAGTTAAATCTATGATGGGGATTAAATAATGCCTAGGGATTTATTTGAAGAGAGAGGAATTAAAATAGATCAGCCTCGTGATTTATTTCAAGAACGAGGAATAGAAACTCCATCTATGAAAAAAAACAAATTAAAAGAATTATTAGGTGCAAATAGATCACCATTAGATACTGTTCGTGATTTAGGTCAGGGTGCATTAACAGGTCTTGGAGAAGGTGGACAATTAATTGCTAGAGCATTAACAGGTGGTTATGCTCCAAAAGTAGATTTTGATAAAGCATTAGGATTTGTTGGTTCTCCTAATAAGTCTACCTCTGGAGAAGCTGAGAAAATGATAGGTTCATTTTTACCTTACATGGAATTTGGTGGTGGAGCGACTTTAAAAGGAATAGATGCAACAAAAGGTGCTGTTTCAAAAGGTATAGATTATTTGCAACCAGGAAAACAAGCAGAACAATTTAGATCAACTCTTGGATCAGGCACATCGTCTGAAAATATAGAAAATTTAGGTAAAAGATTGCAATTCGCTAAAAAATCAGCTACTGAAGAATCTTTAATACCAAAAAGAGAATTATATTCTCAAGAAGGTAAATCAAATATTTACAATGTTTCACAAAATGAATTACCAGAAGGAAACTTAAACAAATTAAGTGAAATAATAAATCCTCAAGAAGAGTTTTCAGTATCACAAAAAGATGCATTATCTAAAGCATTAAAAGATTATAGAAAAACTGGAAAAATAGAGTCATTCTTAAATAAGAGTGAGGATATATTCAGTATTCCAGAATTAAAAGAATCTCATGCTGATAAGATAGAAGATATTCTTTCTATGCCTACCAAGAGAGATAGTCTCTATTTATCTGACAAAGATGTGAATTCATTTTACGGAAAAAAAGGTAATTTGAAAGAACTTCATGATGCATATGTTAAAAAACCTATTTTAAATAATTATGATGCTCTCCAATCTGCATTAAAGAAACAACAGAGAATTTTAGATAAAAGATTAAAATCAGGAACTATAACAGATTTAGGAGAATCCAAGTTAGATCAACTTAATGAAAATATAAAAAATCTTGATAAAGATAAAGAAAATTTTATGAATACTTTGCCTCAAGAATTAAAGAATCTTGAGAATGAATTTCGCCAGAAATATGCTTCTGGTGTTGGAAAATATGCAGATGCAGGTGAAGGCGCAAAAAATATTATTCGTAAATTATATAAAGGTAAATGGCAAGAAGTTACACCTAATCAGATAGGCAGAGTTTTTTCTAGACCTACAACGGAAGTTAAAGAGATTCTTAAAGAAATAGGCCCATCTGGATCTAAGAATATATTATATAATGCTCTTCAAAAAGTTCCTGTTGGAGATGCCGAAGGATTAGCTAACACTTTACTAGATTTGAAAAGAACAAAAGGTTATGATCAATTTATAACCAATGATATGGAAGATTGGGCACAGAAAACATTAACTCAAGTTAAACGCTCTAAAATGATTAAGAACGCACTTGGATCTTTAGGTGGCGCAGGCGCAGGATATGCTGCTTTTGGACCAGCAGGAGCTGCTATAGGTCTTGGAGCACCATTTGCTAAGCAAGGATTGCAAAAGGTAGGGCATTATCTGAAAAGATAGACTATAATTTGTAACAATACATGCCAAGGAAGGCGCAAATGAAAGATAATTCATTATTGATAGCTGCACCTATGTTACAGGATTATCTTGTCGATAAGACAACAGGTGCTCCATTATCTGCTGGTATTGTTACTTGTTATCGTGATGATAGTAGAACGACATTAAAAAATTGGTATTACCAATCTGGAACTCCAGGGCATTATGATTATGTTCCTCTTCCAAATCCTCTTACTCTAAGCGCTGTTGGAACCATTGAAGATGCTAATGGTGTTGATACCATTCCTTTCTTCTATCCATATAGCGAAGATGATAATCAAACGTTCCAGCCATATTACATCACTGTAGATAATTCAGATTTACAGAGACAATTTACAAGACAGAATTTCCCATTTATTGGAAATTCTTCTTCATCCAGTCAATCATCTAATTTACAGAATTATGTTATAAATAATGTATTTTGGAGAAACATAGGCTCATTAAATGCTCAGACTTTACCTAATAGCATTTTGATAAATAGTAGTCCTGTTTATTATTATGTTTTAGCTCCAAGTCAGCATGATGGATTTAATATGCCTGACTTTCAGTATTTAAAAAATGTTAATGGTGCAACTGAAACTATTACATTTACTAAATTTGATTTAGGTGATAATCCATTAAAAAATATTGATGGTACACAAGCAATAACTCCTGAGTTTTACATAAATCATCATTGTACTGGTGCTCAACTTGGAGAAACATTAAAAGTATATCAATTCCCAATTTCATTGCATGTAAAAACATTAGAAACAGTTCCTTTTGTAATATCAATACAGGCTAAAAATGAATCTGGAAATGAAAATGGATTCATTAATATTTATGTATATAAATTTTTAGGAACTGGTGTTACATCTCCATCTCCAACGCTTCTTAAAACATTAACATTAGGAGATTCATGGCAAGAATATAAAGTAACAGGAAGTTTCCCATCAGCTGATTTAGATACACTAGGTAATGGAGGAGATGATGCTTATTATATTCAAATAGGTATGCCAACAGCTGTTACATGCGATATTGATTTCACTTTACCTTCTCTTTATTTGGGTAATGATGTACCTATTAATAATTTTAGTACTTATGATCAAATTGATGCAATTATCAATAGCCCTAGAACTGGTGATTTCAGAACATCATTAAATTCATTTCAGCCATACGGATGGGTTACAGCAAATGATGGAAGTATAGGTAATACATCTTCTTCTGCTACAACGAGAGGAGATGTTGATACATGGCAACTTTATAATCTAATTTATACTACAGTATTGGATCATTGGGCACCTGTATCTGGTGGAAGAACATCTCCTGGTAATACAACAACGGCAGCTTATACGGATTTTAGTGCTAACAAGAGATTAACTTTAACTAGAAATTTAGGTCGTGTATTAGCTGGCTTGAATCCAGTATTTTCTGGATTGTCGACATTTATAGTTAACACTGGAACAGATGTTTTAACTTTAGCAACGGCTACTTCTAGAACTTTAACAATAGGAACACCAGTACAAGTTTATAATACTGGTGGTGGATTACCTGCGCCTTTAGCAGCAAATACAGTTTATTTTGTAACTGGAAATCCATCTACAACTTCTTTTCAATTAGCTGCAACATTAGAAGATGCTTATGCAGTAACTGCTATTGATATAACAACAGCAGGAACTGGAACACAAACTATTATTAGCGCAATTGGATCTTATGTTGGAGAAAGTAATCATCAATTAACAGTACCTGAACTTGCAGCACATCATCATGCTCCTTTAGATGGTGGATCATTTGTAACAGATCAAAGTGGTTCACCAAATGTTCCAGCCGGAACAACTGGAGTTGCTCAAGTTTCTTCTATTACAACAGATACAGGAAATGGAATTCCACACAATACAATTCAACCAACTACTTATATGAACGTATTTATAAAGTTATAAGGATATAACATGTCAACAAAATTGAACTTTGGTAGAGATGCTCAAGGTTATAATGCTTATGCACCAGCTCCTTCAACTGATAATTATAGCGCAACTTTGACAAATGGTTCTGCAACTAGCATTACTGTACCTTCAAATTTTCAACAATGGGTTGCAGTATTTTCTATCGGTTCTGGTTCAAATGTTTGGGTTGATTTTACAGGAGCCACCGCGGCTGTTCCAGCAGGAGCAACATTAGCTGCAACTACTTCTATTTTAAATCCTGCTACTAGAACCGTTCTTGCGGGCTCTAAAATAAGTGTTATTACAGATAATATGACGGCAGATTTAGGGATATCATTATATGCAATCTCACCTATCTAGTTTTACATTTTCACCAAATTTCAATTTTGGTAATCAAAATTTATTTATACAACAATTTGATTTTGGTGAAGGAATGTTTCCACCAACTCCAGGAGATTTTAGATTATTAAATGGAACTGATTTTTTATTACTTACAGGTGGTAATTTCTTATTACTATAATGGAATTGTATGTCATCAAATATTTTTCAAATATATACTGCAAATCCTACTACGACTTTTCAGTCTACAGATTTGCTTTATCTTGGAAGATCTCCTTATAATGCACTTGATGACTTTGGATTTACTTATTCATCTTTAGCATCTCAATTTTCATCTTCAACTTTAACATCTGGTAATATTTTTGTAGGAAATTCATTAAATGTTGCGACAAGCGTCACTATGTCAGGCGATGCTACATTATCAAATACAGGTGCATTGACTTTAGCTAATAGTGGAGTTTCTGCTAATACTTATACTGTAAATGGATCAAATTTATTTACTGTTGACGTAAAGGGTCGTTTGACTAGCGCATCAAGTATTACCGTTTCTTCTGCTCCTAGTGGCACAGCAGGAGGTGATTTGTCTGGAACTTATCCAAATCCTACAGTTTCTAAAATAAATGGTGTAACACTTGGTACAACGACCGCTACTAGCGGAAATATCCTAATTGGATCAGGTACAGCATGGGTAACAAATGCAATTAGTGGAGATGGAACTTTATCTAATGTAGGCGTTATCATTATAACAAAAACAAATGGTGTTCCATTTGCTCCATCAGCAACTACTGACACTACTAATGCATCTAATATTTCTAGTGGTACTTTACCTTCAGGAAGGTTAACCGGTTCTTACACTGGAATAACAGGAGTTGGAACATTAACAGCAGGAACTTGGCAAGCAACTGTTATTGGAAGTACATATGGTGGAACTGGTGTAAATAACGGATCTAATACAATTACTATTGAAGGAAATATAAATACTGCAAATTCTTTTACTACTTCTGGTAATTTTGCAGTAACTCAAACATATACTGGTATTACTAATGTTACTTTTCCAACGAGTGGAACATTAGCAACTACCGCTGGAACAGTTTCATCTATAACCGGAACAGCAAATCAAATTATAGCATCTGCATCTACTGGTGCGATTACATTGTCTACTCCACAAGATATAAATACAACTAGTAGCCCTACTTTTTTTGGTTTAACTATTAGTGGAGCTGGAAATAACGGAATGTTATTTTCTGGAATATTAACAACGAATGTTCCTGTATTAAGTTTACAATCACAAACTGCTCATACTACTTCTAGTAATACCTACATGAATTTAAGTGGTACTTTAAAAAATACTGCAGCATCTCCTACGGATAGTTCTTATTTAAATTTACAACCAACTTTTTCTACTACCAATACCTTAACAGATGCTAGATTCATTTATGTTAACCAGGGGGTTGGAGGAGCAGGATCCATTACCAATGCCTATGGTGTTTATATTGAAAGTCCATCCATAGGTGCATCAAATAGCTGGTCACTTTGGGCTAAAGGGATATCGGCATTTGGATCAACGAAACAATCATCAATATCAGCATCCGGAGTATTAACTTTAGGAACTGCTTTAGGAGTAGGAAGCGGAGGAACTGGAACAGCTACTACATTTACTACTGGATCTGTTATTTTTGCTGGATCGAGTGGTATTTATTCTCAAGATAATTCTAATTTTTTCTATGATGGAACCAATCACAGAGTTGGCTTAGGCGCTACTTCTCCTTTATTTGAATTAGATGTAAGAAATACAAGCGCAACTACTCCAAATGTGTCTATTGGGAAATGGACAGGAAGTGGCGGAGCGCCCACAGCATTGGGAACACCATACTTAAAAATAGGTGGTAATGAATTTGCTACAACAGGATTCTATACTGTTGGATTTGCTTTTCAAACAGCTGCTGCAGATAATCCAGCAGTAGAAATTGGTGCTACAACAGTTACACAAGCTGGTGCTAGAGGAATTTTTGATTTTATTATAGCTACAAGTAGTGTTAATTCATTATCTAGTGCTGCTGTGGAAAGATTTAGAGTAACCAATGATGGTTTCGTTCAATTAGCATCTCCTTCATTTACAGCTAATGGTGCAGTAGTAACTACTTTAACTGGTATAGGTCCAACAGGATCACATACTACTGTCCAAGAATGGCTAACAATAAAAAATGCTAGCGGAACTACGAGATATTTACCTTGTTTTTAGGAGAAGATATGTCAATCTCAAGTTTATCTATGTATCAAACATTAGTAAATGAATGGAATGATATAGTTAATAGTGTTACGCAAATAAACTCTTGGGTAGATATGACATTATTAAAAATATCTGTTCTACAAAATGATCCTAACTATTCAGCTAATATTGATACAAATGAAACGAATTATTTGAATAATTTTATAAATGTATTAAACACATTTAAAGCAACTCAACCAATAAATCCAGATCAATAAATTTTAATTAATCCAAGGATGGATATATGGCAAATGAAAAAGTAACAGAATTGCCTGTTGTGGCATCGGCTACACTGGCAGACATTATTTATGCTGTTCAAGCTGGTAATTCAGTACAAGAAACATTAAATCAAGTTTTTGAGTTAATGCTTGCTAATATTATTTTACATAATGCTGGTAATCCTAACGGAGCTATAGCGGGTGAAATTTATCAATTATGCTGGGACACCACAAATAGTATTCTCTATACATGTACATCAAGTGGAAGTTCTACAACCGCTGTTTGGACCACTGCTGGCAGTGTTACATTTCCTATTAGTTTAGCTAATGGTGGTACTTCAAAAGCTCTTACAGCATCTAATGGCGGTTTAGTTTATAGCGATGCTTCATCCATGGAGATTTTATCTGGAACTGCTACCGCTAGACAAGTTCCATTATCTGGATCAAATGCACCACCATCATGGTCAACATGTACTTATCCAGCGACTACAACTATTAATCAATTGCTTTATTCAGGATCGGCCAACGTTATTTCAGGTCTTGCTACTGAAAATAGTGCAATTTTAGCTACAAATTCTTCTGGTGTTCCTGCATTCATTGGATCTTTGACTAATGGTCAGATATTAGTAGGATCAACAGGCGCAACACCTACGGCTGCAACTTTAACAGCTGGATCTAACATTTTTATTTCTAATGAAGCTGGAAGTATAACAATTTCAGCTACTGGATTAGGTGGATTTAGTTGGACGACTGTTACTGGCACATCTCAGAATATGGTGTCTAACAATGGTTATATTGCTAACAATGCAGGCCTTGTAACATTAGCCTTACCTGCAACAAGTAATGTTGGTGATGAATTAGATGTCATTGGGAAAGGTGCAGGTGGTTGGGCTATTTCTCAAGGAGCAGGTCAATCCATTGTATTTGGCTCTCATACAACAACTGTAGGAGCTGGTGGAAGTTTATCATCAACCAATGCTAAAGATTGTTTTTATATGATATGTACAGTTGCCAATACAGAATGGGAAATAGCTTCTGCTCCACAAGGAAATTTAACTTTTGTCTAAAAGGATTTAAACATGACAACCAATAATGGAATAAATGCAAATTCATCTACTCCATGGGGAGTTACGAATGGTGGAACTGGTTTAACTTCAACAACTGTAAGTCAAATTTTGTATTCATCATCTAATAATGTTATATCTGGGTTATCAACAGCAAATAATGGAGTTTTGGTTACAAATGGGAGCGGTGTTCCTTCAGTTAGTAGTACACTTCCTTCCTCTCTAAATATATCAACTCCTAATATAGTAGGAGTAACTAATGCTAGTAATGCAGCGTCAGGAAGTGTTGGTGAGTATATAGAATCTGTTGTTTTGACAGGATCAGCAGTTAGTTTGACTAATATGACTAATGCAAATATAACTACAATATCATTAACAGCCGGAGATTGGGATGTATGGGGTCTAGTTGCTTTTAACGCAGGTGCTTCTACTTTATATAGTTCATTAGCAGCTAGTGTTAGTGTTACTTCAGCTACTTTTGGACAGAGCGTCAATATATCTTATCTTCCTGCATATGCTTCTCCTATAGCTGCTGGAAATCTTCCTACGGGACAGATTAGAGTTAATGTTAATACCACTACTACTGTATATCTTATTGGTTTTGCTGGATTCTCAGTTTCTACAATGAGTGCTTATGGTTTTATAGCAGCTAGAAGAGTTAGATAAAAAATCGGCGATAGCTTGGTTAACTTCTTACTAAGGGAAATTACCTACCGCCGACCGGATGTGCTTTATACTACTATTGAATATAGTATGTCAATTAAAATTTAACATCATCATTAAAGAAGACATCTGCTACTTCTTTGGGTATTTCTTGTTTAATATAGTCATGAACAACATTTCTTTTAGGAAAAATTCTACCATAAGAATCTTTTGATTCTGGCTTTATTGATATTTTAACATATCCTTCAAGTCCAGATAAATCTTCTTGTAAATCACCTTTCTTGTATTGTTCAAATAATCCAGTAGAATCACAAAAATGATTAACTTTTAAAATATTAAATGGAACATCTGAAAATACTAAATAATCAAAAATAACAGCAGATAAATTATCTCTATATATTTTTAATTGCAATTCACACATATCATTTCCAGCTTTTGAATATGTTCTTTTTGATTTTAATACTTTGAATTTGTATATTCCTTCTTCAAGTATTTTAGGTCCTGTTAGATCATTTAATTCTTGATTTGATAATGGCTTGAAATTAAATCCCATTTTATTTCTCCTTTGTTTATAAGTTTCTTAAGTTTGAAAATAGTTTTTAAGTTTTTGAAATTAAATTTACATTGCTATATCTTCACAATAATATTCATTCATTTTTTGTTTAACAAATGCTAAATCATTAGGTATATTTTTTTTATCAAACATTCCCATTGGTGATTTTGCTATGTGTCTTGAGTCTCCTTGTGTTATAAAAGAATAATTTCCATTTGTAAGTTCAGTTTGCAATACCATTGCGTACATTCCTTCAATTGTTATTTTTTCATCAAGCATTCTTCCTATGGTTTTTATTTTCATTTTACCATTTTCATTTGATTCAGAATGAGTCAAAACAAATATATCTAAATCTTCACGTAATGTAGGTAATGTTTTCAAGAGATCATATGCATGCTTAGCTATCAATGAAAATTTATCGTATCCTCTAGTCATTGCTTCATCCATGAATTCATTAGCCATAAGATATTGAAAATCATCTATAATTAAATTTCTTATTTCTAATCTTTTTGTGTTTATTAATTTTATTACTCTGTCTATTGCCTCATAATTATTAGAACAATAATAATTACCTGTTGTACCATCTGGAGAAAGAGGAATATAAAGTTTTTTATATCCTTTGAAAGGAAGTGGTTTATTTAATACATTCAAAATAAAAGTATGTTTTGGATCTAAATTTCTTATCGATGTACTTTTACCAGTTCCAGATTCGCCTATAATTAAAGATGTGTTAGCCATTGTTATTCTCCTAAAAATTGTATTGCAAAAATAATGTAAAGTACTACAGCCATTGAAAATAAAATAATGTCGTTTTTTATAAAGTTTATAAGATCATTATTTTTACCAAGCCTTTCTTTTGAATTTATGTAATCTTTCATAGTGAATTATCCATTTCTTTTCCTATATCTGTTCCTCTAAATTTACCAGTACATTCTGCATGTTGAATTATCCATTTTTTTTTAAAAAAATATCTTTTATTTTTTGGTAATAATTCAAAGTTACCTTTATTAATTTCAACTTTTTTGTTGCACCTATAACAAATACCTTCAAATTTATTTCTCAAGAATTTTTTTGTCATTATTTATCTCCCAATGATTTTATTACATCATTCATTTCAGTAAGCACTTGCGATACAGTTTTTCTAAATAATGAAATTGTATTTTTATTTTCATAATTGGCATCATCATAACCTTCATTGTATCCTTTGTGAAAAATATCAACTGATTCTTCTTTAGTAATCATGCTGCCATCTCCGCATTAAATTCTCTTAATACATGATTGAATATTGATTTCATTTTATCTTCATAAACACTTACTGTATTGTTCATTATATTTTCTGAAAGATTAATACGTTCTTTTGTTCCGCCAAGAAGTGCTTTATATAAATTTTCAACTATATTGTATATTTCATTTGATTCAGTAATGAATTCGACTGATCCGCAAGGATCAGACTCGATATTTTCTTTTATAATTAATCCTGCGAATTCTTCTTTATCAGAATATGATAATTGAGAATATCTTTGGCGGTTGTAAACGGTAATTAGGTTTATAACAAAATCTTGAATATTTCTTGATACTATAGAATAGTCATTCATGCTAGTCATTCCTTTGGCAATTTGTACTGTTTTCATGCACTTCCTGGCACATAGGGCAGTCTAACATTTCTACTGTACCAGATACATAGGGATATGAGTGTTGTAATGGCTCATATTGGTTATTGTCTTGTTGCATTTGTTTCTCCTTAGTAAGTTTCTATTGTGTTTGCGTTACGTTTTCAATGATAGTATATTGGTTTTCGTAAGTCAACTATTTGTTTGCGTTTATATAACAAATGGTTGCTTTTATTAAACGTATATATAACAATGAGTTACAATTAAAAGGAGAAAGCCATGATGTCAGCTCAAGAATTTTTAAAGAATATTAGGTACAAATTGTGCCTAACACAGTCTCAATTTGGAGAATTGGTGGGCATGGGAAAGGCTACTATATCTCTATATGAAACAGGGGATAGGAAACCACGCATGGGGAATATTAAAAAGATAGTAGATACTCTTAAGAAAAATGGCATTGAAATCGAATACTCTGATTTGCAGGATAAAAAATGATAGTAAAAGACAAAAATAAAACACTGAATAAAAGTTATGAGATATCAGATAAAGTATTTAATTTAATGAAAAAAGAAGCTATTGAGTTTCACTCTGATGATAATGATCCAGCTGAGCATGTATATTTATTTTTGCATGTATTGGCAAGAATAAATTCTTTAATGCTTCTAACACTAGAAGGATATGGTAAAACATATGCAATTGAAAAAATGACAATTGATTATGCAAAAGAATGTGTTGATGAAATAGTTAAAGAATATTTGAAAGTTTATAAGGAAAAAAATAATGAAAATTAATGTAGTCACATCAGATGATCTTGTACCAGAAGAATTAAAATCATTATCAAATAAAGTTGATAGGATAAATAATATTATTAAAACATGTTTTTATAATGAATTTGAAGGAATGATGAATGTAGATTGTATTAATATTTTGATGACATGTATTTGTAATTCTCTTTTTAATATATTATTTAGTATAGTTGATGATATTTATACGATGCAAGAACTTATTAAAACATTTGAAGGATCATTACCTAAAGTTTTTGAAGAATATAAAAAAAGAATTCAAGAACAAAATAATGTTCATTAAAATTGGATGAATTTATGATTGAAACAATGAAAATATAGTTGTTGACAGTTATATATATTATGTGCATCAACGTTAAAATTTACACTTATACAATGGCCGGTAATATGACTTACCGGCCATTTCGAATTCGCTTCTCACATAATATATAAATCAACCGGTAATTTTACGAGTTATAAGTTAAAAGTCAATAGGAAATTATGGCAAATAAAATAAGTAATTTTGAACCAGAAGATGAACTTTTAAGAATTCCAAATTATGTATTAAAAGATATTTTAAAAAATGGAGTTGCATATATGCCTTTGCCAAATGGAAAAATACAAAAAATAACGAAAGAAGATCTTTTATTTAAAGTTGATGAAATAGAAGAATATCTATCAAAAATAGGTAACCAAAATGAAAATAAATCATGAAGATCTAGCAATTATAATCTGCCCTCCATACCCAGAGTATAAAGAAGCGCCAAAAGATCAGTCACATTCTGAACTTCGTGATTGCCCTAAATGCAAAGAAAAGATGTGGTTATCTGAAAAAAAGAAAGGAGTATTAATGTTTGCATCTTGTCTTGGTAAAGATATATTTCTGTCTTGTTATGATTGTTTTAAAAAACATGCTGAAAATGGTGATTTAGGTGTTGATTCTATAAGAATGGTAAAAATTTAGGAAAATTAATGAAAAAATGTTCAGTTGAAGGTTGTGATAATGATTGCAATTCTAAAATATTTTTAGAATGTGACTATCATATATCTAAAAGTTTTCATGAAATCAATCGCAAAGTAGTATTGGAAGCATTTCCAGAAATTAATGGTATGCCATATAAGAAACCCGTTAATAAATATGCAAAGTTTCTTAGAGATTGTGCAGACCGTGATTTATTTACTAAGTATGAGGATGATGAATTAAAATAGAAGATCACAGAAGCCAATGTACGCGCAAAGATGGTTATCTATCTATTAGAAAACAATTTAATAACCAAAGAGGAAATAAAATGACAGAAAACTTTGAAGAAGTAGAAACTTCTAAACTAAAAATAATACAAATTGGATTGGAAGCTTATTTACAAGGATGTATAGACACATTAAAAATCATTCAAGCTATAGCAATTCCTACCAAAAAATTATATGAAACAAAAATACAACAAATAGAAACAATTTTAAATAAACGAGGAGAATAGAGTATGACCGACAAAAAAGAAGATAAACCAAAATTTAATTTGTGTAAAAAATCAGATATGGAACTTAGATTAGTAATAGACAACCCAGAAGAAGTTATTGAGCTTCATCAACGATGGAACCAAAGAACTCGTAAATGGGAAAACCTTAATTGTCCTCCTGGGGCGCATGTTGTTAGAAAGGATAAATAATGACTAATAGTTTAGATAAAAAAGCTAATTGTGATATACATGGTTTTGTATTATTTAAACATAAAATAAATAAAAAAGGTGAATGGTATGTATGTCAGGATTGTCTTAGAGAACAATGGAGAAAAGCTAAGAAAAAACATTATAATAAAAATCCAGGATATACTAAAGGATGGCAAAAAGACTGTAGGGAAATAAGAAAATATTTCTCTACATATATAAAATTAATGTTATATATAAGTAATGAATCGCCCAAATAGCTCAGTTGGTAGAGCAACTGCTTCGTAAGCAGTAGGTCGTTGGTTCAATTCCAATTTTGGGCAAATAATTATATTTTTAAATATTTAGGAAAAACAATGTCACACTGGGGCGCATGTTGTTAAGGAGAAGAAATGATATGGGATGGATTAGCGTTAAAGATGAATTTCCTGCTCCCGGAATGGATATTTTAATTTCAAGAGGTAAAAGTATTGGTCTTGGTTATATAGATCAAAATAATATTTTTCGTGGTTCTATTAATCATTATCCTGAGGATGGTATAAAATACTGGATGCCATTGCCACTACCTCCTGAGGAAAAATAATGTCACATCATGATGTTTTTTTAATACTTAATGTTCTTTTTATTATAGCTGGAAATGGTTTTGAAAATAATTTTAGTAAGTGTCTTTGTTATTTAGCTGCATTTTTTTATGCTATTTTATCATTTTTTTAAAAAAATACCCCACATAAGTGGGGTTAAGTTTGGGTAGGTACTTTATTATAATTATATTCTAGAAAATAAATTCATATCCTATATCTTTTGGTGTATTGCCGTACTTAACTTCACATTCTTCTATCCACTTTTTTGCTTCTGGACATAAATCTATTTTAGTAAAGTCATCTTTACCTTTACCTTTTTTATTCCATCTTTCATCTTCATTACTTTTTATCGTCCATACTCCTTTCTTTATCATTTTCTTTCTCCTTAGTATCCATATATTTTATTAGCATATTTAATAATATTTTATACATATTTAATGATGCTATCTTTGCATCTATTATATTTATTTTTCTTTTAATATCATTTATGTCAGGTAACATAAATTTATCCTCGTTTTGGTAATATAATTTTATTATACAACATCAACATTAATTATTTTTTTTGCCATATGCATAGCTTCCATAAATCCTCTTGCATGGCTTATATCTTCTGGTTTTTTAGTTTTTACAGCGTTATATAGATAACGTATAAAAATTTTTCTCATTTCTTCAATTTTACTTTTAACATCTTTAAATTCACCTTCATTTACATTTGGATCATCATTTACAGATTCCATTGGATCTAATCCAGTTTGTTCTATATATTCAGTTTGTTTATCTAATACCCATTGACCTGTTTTACTCATTTATAAACCCTCAACTTTATTTAAAAGTACTTCCTGCTTCTTACCAACAAAACTTTTTTCCAGACTTTGCCTAACAAGTTGTGACAAAGATAAGTCTTTCTCTATTGCAGCTATCTTTAACTTTTTCCAGCATTCCTTAGAAACTTCTACTGGTATGGACTTTAGTTCTTCTTTGGACATTTATTTAACCTCGGTTACTTTATGATAACTATGATTATATATTTATATTTTATACTGTCAACTACTCTCTATACTTTCTTTTTCTTTTTTTACCAAAAAGTTAATAATGTCTGACATAGGTATTTCTAGTACCGCAGATCTTTTTTTTAGGAAAGCCCATAGTTCTTTATCTAACTTAGCTAAAAAGTATTTTTTATCTTTATCTTTTGTATTCATGGTTGCGTGCCTTTATATAAATATTTTTAGAATAAAATATTATTATATAAGTGACACTGATAAACAACAAGCACATTGATTAATTTTGATTACAATTTGAACTAATGATTGTTTACAAAGGAAAAATAAAAGAGTATGTTTCTATGCATGTAAGGGGAAGTAACAGCTTCCCCCCTCAGGGAAAGTCCTTTTAAAACTTAAAGGGAATTCTCGACACCAATCTAAATTAACCCTCTTTCTACTGTAGAGCAGTAACAGGATTATTATATCTATGCTCATAGAAAGATCAACCTTTTATTTAAGGAATTTTTTATGTCCATAGAAAAAACAAATTTCAATTATCTTCGTCAACAGAAACTTCCTTCTACAACAATCCCAACAGGCGTACTTCAGAACATAAAAGATACAGATGTACTTGCTGTCTATTGTTATCTAGCAAGTCTTCCTTGTGGGTGGGAAGTAAATAGAAAGCACTTAATGAATCATTTTCAGAAAGGAAGAGACAAAATTGATCACGTATTGAAATGGTTAAATAATAACCATCTATTAGAGTATCACCGTGAAAGAAAGGAAGATGGAAAGCTCGGGATAGGCTTTATTATTGTTAAGGACGGGATAGATTTTGTTAAGAATGTAGTTAATAATCAAGAACATAACACCAGACCACTAAAAACCAGTGGTGTGGCTAAGCGAACCAGACCACTAAAAAACCCGGGTCTGGTTAAACCAGGGTCTGGTAAATCAGGCACATATATAAATAATAATATTTATAATAATAAAGATAATATAAAAGCAGAGAGAGCGCTCCATTCTGTCGCGCCAACATCTCGATCTCGCTCACGCTCGATCTCTCCCTCTCTTTCTTTACAAACCTTCCAACCAAATCAAGAGCACATCATCCTGGCTCAAGACCTGCGCGTGGATATAGACCGTGAATTAGAATCTTTCAAAGTTAAAGGAGGTAAATACAAAAATAATCTGGATCAAGGTTTTAAGATTTGGTTAAAAATGGCCAAAGAGCATCAAGATAGCAAACCAAGTAAACCACAAGAAATCAGAAGTACAGTTCCTTGGTTTGGTCCAGGGCACCCTACTTATGATTCTTTATACCCACAACGGAAGTTAAATTCGCAAGGAGCGAACTATGGACAGCAGAAAGAAGGATTACGATTATAAATCAGTAGTAACAGCTGGTGAAATGTTTGCAGTGAAGATGAAAAATGCAATTTTTCCTGATAGGCCATGGACGCCATTAATTGCTTTAAGTGTTGGATACACTATGTCTGCTTTTAAAAAAGTAGCAAAAAAATTCTATCCCGAGTTAAATGAAGTTCAATTGTTGCACAAATTAGGTGGATATAGCGAAATAGATATTGTCGATGGTTTTAAAGATCCAGAGTTTTCCATGGAGGGAAAATGCGAACCAAACCAACCAAGGCATATTGGAAGGCTTATAGAGGGCTGTACGGCAACGATAAGTTAAATTTAGTACCTGAGGAAGGGGTAAAAAAAAAGTCGTCTCCTAGAGCTCGTATTGAGGTTCCAAGTGAACAAGAGGAACAAATCAGAGCTTCAGTTTGGATGGATAAAATGGGAATTGCTCATCATCATTCTCCTAATGGGGGGTTTAGAGATGCCCGAGAAGGCGCCAAATTCAAGCGTATGGGCACCTCTGCTGGTTACCCGGACTTTGTATTACCTTATGCCAGAAAAGGATACCACGGGCTTTACATTGAGGTTAAACGTAGATACGGAGGTAAACTTTCGGAAGCGCAAATTTATTGGCGAGATTTATTGATTAGGGAAGGTTATGCCTGGTATGAAGCAAAAGGCGCTGATCAGTGTATAAAAATTGTACAGAACTACTTAGGAATGACAAATGAATGATCTAAGTTTTGATGAAAGCAACGCCTTAAGTGAAACAGTAGTCATGTTCATGGAAATGCCAATTAGAAAATTAAGATATACAATAAAATCATTAAAAAAATATAAAACCGTTGAAGCAAAAGAAGTTATTGATATACTGCAATTAATTATTAATAAGAAGAAAATAAAAGTTTAGTCCTTGGCAGTGATTTTTACTATGTAAGCTATACGTGTTTTGTCACGTATCTCCTCGTTTTGGGGTAAAAATATTTGGGACGACCCGTGAATAGCGGGTTTTTTTATTATGAATACATGCAACCTACTAGAGGATCGCTAGTGGCATTTTATGTGAAGTTTGTTAAGCCGCGCATGTGTTCGCCAATTATGTTGTTACATATCTATGACCCATTTACCTTCCCCATGTTGGGTGTACTGCGGTGCGCACTGCTTGGTATAATGGGTCGTCAGTTTACGGAAACAGCGTCGCTGATTTCCAAAGGTTATGCCCTATGATACCTGGCCAATAGGATTTGAGTAATTAACTCAATTAAACAGGCATGATGAATCATGTGACCAGCGAAGGGTAAAATAGGGCGCCAGTTTATGTAAAAAATGTCGTGGAAATGAAATTGAATAGACAATATTTTTTTGATAAATATTTAAACAAAATTATTGAATATAGGGAAAAATATTCAATATTAGAAAAACAATTAGAAACTGCTACTGCTAGAAATGTAATATTTATTAAATCTTTGCAAGAAGATTTGTCGATAAAATTTTGTAAATTTATTCTAAAACCAAATGTTTATTTTGAATTAGAAGAGCAAAAATATATTGAAAATTTATTAATTAAAGATTAATGGAAACAGCGTCGCTGACAGTGAAGCGAATTCGGTAACACCCTGTGAGGTGTGAAACGGTTAAAACCCGTGGCAGACGAGCCTGAAAATGGTAGACCACAGCGCTGAAGTTCCTGGCCAGAAGAACGTGCAATTCGTTCCTGTTTCCAAAGTTTATGGCCTATGATATTTAGTATGGGGTTGGCATAGCCACACCATTTAAATGATTAGCTAAATAAGATAGGCCACCAGTTTATGCCCGACGATACTTTTTACAAGACGAAAGCCTAAGTTTGACGAATGCGTTCCACGCACTAGGATGATAACCGAGGGTTAGTAGAAACGATTTAAAGGAAAATAGGGCGCCAGTTTATGGCCGACGATACTAAAACTATAAATTAATCCTTTGATGGATACTAATCCTTTCCGTGAGAGTCGGATGATGTTTTGGGAAAATAGGCCTCCATTTTTTATCTACCAAAAAATTACCAATTAATGTCAAATTGGTAATTGTATTTTGTTAAATGTTTGATGGGTTAAAAAGATATATATAATTGATTAATATATAATTTAACTTTAATTTTGTTAATTGCTCTGATAAGCTCTGTTAAATGTTCATGGCCGATGATACTGATGTGCGAGTTTTATATTATGTCCGTGCTGGTCATTACTAGTTAACTCCAGCGGAATGAAAAACTTTATATCTGAGGGAAAGTAGGCCTCCAATTTATGGATTCAGTACCTCAGATGGTTAGAGGACATTGAGTACTATAGTACTAGGTGAAGTCGTTGGTTCAACTCCAACCTGAATCCTTCAATAGTAATAATTTATTATTTGATATATAATGTCTCGTTCCCTTCCTTTTTTCCCTTTCCTGTTTTAAATGTATTTCTGGAGTAAATTAATATGGACATTAATGTACCAGCAGGTCAAACCAGTGGTCTTCATTTGCACGATAGAAATGAAAATCACACAAACGAACATTGCTCTTCTGCCGGGCAAGTTGAACGCTTAAGTTTAGCTGGAATTTCAGCAACTAATAGCAATGCTGTTGAAGGTCGAGCATTAACCAATGCAAATGGTGTTGAAGGTCGTGGAGAAACCGAAAGATTCGGTTTTCAAAACTTGAATGCTGTAAGAAATGAAGCGGTAGAAACACGCAATAAAGTTGAACGCAATGGTGATAAAAATGAATCCACAACTGAAAAGTTTGGATTATATAATGCCAATAAAGTTGATCAGAGCATCGATGCTACAAAAGATGGCATTAAAGATGCAATGCTTCAATCTGCACAAGACACAGCAAGTTTAATGGTAAGCCAAACTATAGGCTTTAAAGATGGACTGTTAAAAGCATGTGGTGATACAGCTTCAATCATACAAAATGCTAACAGCGGTTTCCGCGATTCTCTTTTGCAAGCTTCTAACAATGCCGCAGCTATACAGGCTTCTATTGCTAGCGGTGTTTGTGGAATTGAAAAAGAAATAGCTTTTGTTAAAGGTTCTGTTGAACTACAAGCTGCAAACAATCGTGCTGCGTTAGAGCTAGAAGCCGCTAAGAACTTAGCCGCTGTTCAGCTTACAGCAACAATTAATGCAAAAGATGCTGCATTGACAGCTGCACATAATACAGCTGCATTGATGGCTAAAATTGCAGAATGTTGCTGCGAAAATAAAGCATTGGTTATTGAAAAAGCAAATGGTACTGATATGCTGATTCGAAAACTTGATGAAGATCGCGTTAAAGATCAATTACAATTCGCTCGTGATGAATTGGTTGCTCTTCGTTTACGTGCTTCTTTAGTTCCCCCAGTAGTTGCAGCAGTGTCATTGTAATAAAAAGGGGGCATAAAGCCCCCGTTTTTTTATTCGCATACCTTTATTCTTGATTTTTGGCTTTCTTTTTTAGAAGCGCTTTATCTTGTTTTACATCCCATTTCTTTATTTGCTTAGTAGCTTTTTCTATAGCCTTGTGCATTTCTTTTGCGTGTTTTTCTAGTTGTTTTTTAGTGGCATATTTGGTCATGTCTGGTTTTTTCATTGTTTAAATTTTCCTTAGTTATTGAAAACAAAAGAATACTATCATAGGTAATGTTCCATGTAGAACAATTTTTTGTACTAATTGATTAATTTGTAATCAAATTTAATTTTGGAGTAGTTAACAGTCATTAACAGTAGTTAAGGGTGTCACCCATTAGTGAAAATGGTAGTTAAATATCGATTTTTTGCTTTAAATATAGGGTTTAAGTGGGTGGGACCCATTCATCGTTGACAAATGAAAAAAGGGGCAGATTGATATAAAAAATATTCATTCTCCCCCTTTTTATCGATCAACCAGGTGCTAATAGCACTAGGTGCTTAGAGCCATTAGATGCTGCCAGCTTCATCTTTGTTTTAGTTATTACTTGCAAACTTTTATAGGTTGGAGCAAGATGATCCAGAAATTTAATCTTACAAGTCGGAGTCAAAATGGAATATTTGATCGGGTTTGGAATTGGTATTGCAATCGGTGCGTCTATCATTATCTATCGTCATTATAAATCTGACTTGTCGTATAACTTAGCTGTAATTAAATCTGACTTAACCTCTATTCATGTAAAAATTGATAATTTCCTTAGTAAAAAAGTAACTCCTTAGTAATATTTGATCTATTTTAGCCCTACTGCGTGGGGCTTCTTTTTGCGCGTGAGTTTTTTATGATTATAAGTAGATGTTGTAAATCTAATGTATATCTTTTGATCGATTATTACGTATGCGAGACATGTCATTTTTGTTGTGATACGCTAGATTCATCAAAAGAACATAATAAGGATTATCAAAATGACGCCAGACATGAAGTCGAAATTAAGGCATCTTCTTATTAGTCATGAAAGCTATGAACACTTTCCTTATACAGATACCACCGGTCACATCACAATAGGAATAGGTAGAAATCTTAGCGATAGAGGAGTTCTTCCTACAGAAATTGACATGATGTTTGACCATGATGTAGATTATTTCTTTAACTTCCTTACTGATCATTTTGCGTGGTTCCCTAAGTTAAACGATGCGCGTCAGATCGCATTGGTTGACATGTGTTTCATGGGAACACGCTCCTTTCTTACTTTTGATAAAATGATAGCGGCTTTAGAAAAAGGCGATTATAATCTAGCTGCTCAAGAAGTAGTCAATTCAAAATATGAAGACCAAGTCGGTCAAAGGGCAATGGATATTGCCACTATAATTAAGACAGGAAGTCTAGATGGAATTAAAGCAGCTTAGTTCTATTATATCAAAATACTCTCCTTTTCTGGGCGATGCTGTTGCCACCGTTAGTCCTTTATCAGCTGTAATTATACGATTAGTAGCTAAATTATTCGGCGCAGATCCTACAAATATTGATGACATCACCGCTAAAATTTCGTCTGATCCAGATGCAGCAGTTAAATTAAAACAGATCGAAGCAGAGAATTTTGGCAATGCTGTAGATGATAGAAAGAGTGCTCGTGAGCGTGAAGAAGAGATTGTTAAAGTAACAGGTAAGCGTGACAGAATATTGGATTTCATTGCTATCTTAGTCGTACTTGGATATTTTATAATGTGTGCTATGGTAGGATTGACTAGAATGGATCAGAGTGATCATGATGTTCTTTATATGATGGTAGGACAACTTACTGCTGGATTTATCATGGTACTTGGTTACTATTTTGGTTCTAGTAATAAGCAATAGAGGTTAAATTTGAAATGGAGTTAGAAAATATAGCTTGTATCATGCTACTTATATTTTTTGGAAATGCGATTTGTTTGGCATGTGTGGGAATGATTTATTTAATGTTTAAAATTATACATGGAATTTAATAATGAGATGCAGCATTTGTGTTGGTTCTGGAAAAGTTATGGGTGGTGGAATGATGTTACGCTCCTGTACTGAATGTGGTGGATTGGGAATTATTGAAGAAGAAAAAAAAAAAGATATTGAGGAAAGTATCAAATCAACTCCGCATTACAAAGATGCGATTGATAATATTAAGGCACTTAATCCAACTATCACTGAAGAAGATGCTAAGAAAATGTTTTCGGAAGAACTTAAAAAAATAGAAGACAAGGATGATGAAGGTGATTCTAATGCTAGAAAGAAAAATAAAAGAACTTGAGAAAAAATCAAGGCGTTTATTATTTTGCATAATTGTATTGTCATTAATGAATGTTCTTTTACTTTTATGGATTGGATCAAATGTGAGTAATTCAGATAAATGCAGTATTGTTTTCATGGATGGATAAGAGAGTATTTATGGCTAATACAGGTGGAAGACCCACTATTTACAGCGATGAATTAGTAGATTATGTGTGTGGATTAATTGCCACCCATTGCATGGGTTTGCATGGTTTGTATGCTGAATATACTGATTTTCCTCATCCAAGAACTATTCAATTTTGGGTATACAAATATCCAGAGTTTTTACGCAAGTACCTAGAAGCTAAGAGTGCTCAGTCGCATATTTTGTTGGATAATACTATAGATATAGCTAATTATAATACTGATGATTCATTACTAAAAATAAATAGAGATAAACTTATTATTGATACTTATAAATTTAATGCAACAAGATTAAATAGAAGAGATTATGGAGATAAGACTCAAATAGAGAACATAAATCCTACCGAAGAAAAAGAAGAAGTAAGGAAACTGGTAGAAAAATGCAAGAAGAACATCAAAAAGAAATAGATTATGATAATCAATTAAGAGAAGATTTGTTATCAAGTCTTTTTTTATTTCACTGCGTTATATTCGAAAAACGTACCGGTCGTGAATTTAAAATAAGTCATCCTGATAGTAATGAATCACATTTCATTACTGTTTGTCGTGAACTTGAGAATATGTTTTATCTAAAACATAACAGATTAATAATCAATCTTCCGCCTGGATGGGCAAAGTCTGAAATATGTAAGAGTTTCATTTGTTGGTGCTTTGCTCATTATCCAGATTGTAAATTTCTTTATATCAGTCACTCGTTTGAGCTAGCTGTAATTCATACTTCTGAGATAAAGCAAACAATGATTATGCCATTCTATCGCAAGATGTTTGGTATTGAGATAAGGCGTGATAGCTCAGCTAAAGACTTTTTTAGGACCACAGCAGGTGGCGCCGTTGCTGCATTTGGATCTAAAGGTGCTATAACAGGTCAAGATGCTGGATTACCTGGCGAGAATAGATTCACTGGCGCGGCAATGATTGATGATATTCATAAGCCAGAAGAAATCCATTCAGATACAATTAGAGATCGTGTTAAACGTAACTATTTCGAGACGGTAGAAAGACGTTTGCGAGCGCCCAATGTACCATTGATATTGATAGGGCAAAGGCTTCACGAAGATGATTTGATGGCGCATTTGATGTCAGGAGCTGACGGTCAAGATTGGCGTAAAGTAATCATTAAAGCGCTTGATGATGCTGGTAATGCTCGCTATCCTGAGGTCAACCCAAAGAAACAATTACTAATAATGCAGGAGAAACAGCCTTATGTATTTGCTTCACAATTTCAACAAGATCCTATGCCTGCTGGTGGTGGTTTATTTAGGACTGAGTGGTTTCCTTTATTGGATCAATCTCCGGATATTATATCAAGCTTCATTACCGTTGACTCAGCAGAAACCAAAGAAGAATATAATGATGCTACAGTTTTTAGCTTTTGGGGAGTTTATAAAATCAATTTTAATGGGTCTGATATTGATAATATGTATGGATTACATTGGATAGATTGTCATGAACTTAGAATAGATCCTAAAGACTTGCAAGACGAGTTCATGGACTTTTGGACTGGATGCATGCGTTATAAGATCAAGCCAAAGTTTGCAGCTATTGAGAAGAAGTCTACTGGCGTGACTTTGATATCAGTTTTAAAGGATATTCAAGGTCTTCGTATCATTGATATAGAGCGCTCAGGAACCAAAAATAGTAAGACCAATCGTTTCCTTGAGATGCAGCCATTCATAGCCAGCAAGCAAGTATCATTGCCTGCCACTGGCAAGCATACTACAATGTGTTTAACTCACATGAGCAAGATAACTGCTAATAATGTCCACAGGTTCGATGATATTGCAGATACTTGTTATGATGCTGTTAAGATGGCTTTGATAGATAGAATTATCATCAACAAAGAGATTGGTACGACAGATCATAGTGCTATGGCTAAAAACTTGATATCTACTTACAACAGGATGGATAGACTTAAGAAGGCGGCTTATGGGAATTAATTTTTTAAAATTAATATTACATATCATTATATTTATAGTTGCTGTTGTTTTAGTAAGTATGGTTATGGATTTTTTTACAGACATACATTCAATAGCAAAAGACATTCATCATTATGTGGGGTTGTTTGATGGAAAATAATACAATCAATTTATCAAGAGAAGAATTAGAAACATTAATAGCAGAAGAATGTTACGCACATGTAGTTAAATATCATGATGAAAAGTACGAAGAAATGGATTCAATTTATCGTCAGGTAAAAGTATTGTCTACTGATATATTTGAAAGCAATATAAGAGTTCTTAATAGACTTCAAGAAATAGAATCTATGATAAGCGCACATAGTGTTGGTGTGCAGAATGTATATGATGAATTGAAAGTAATAAAAGAAGTATATGAAGTATCAAAAATAGATAAAGATTTATTTAACAAAATTCATAGGATCAAACAAATAATGGAAGAATGATTGTTAATTTCATAAGGAATGTCAGATATATGAGGTTATTTGATGGAAGATAAAAAGAAGAAAAAAGTAATATCAGAAAAAACACACATAAAACATATGTTTGCTAAAGACAAAGAAATAGATTTTCTAAAAAAAGTTGTAAATGATCAAAGAATTCTATTGGATAGAGATAGAAATAGAAAAGATGAACACATGAGATCTTTATACGAATTGAGATCATATGATGAAATAGTTAATGATATTAAACAAATGTTTCATAATAATTTGCATGATATAAATATGAATATCAATGAAGTTAGAACATTTATGATTGAAACTTGTCGTGTTGTTGAAAGATTAGAAAAACAATTTGGAGAACTGTCACATGGAAGTGGCAAAAAGGCACCAAGAGCAACTAGAAAGGATTAAGACAAATGTACGTCGTTCATACGACTACTTCAAACCAAACTATGACAGATACAACGAGTTCAGACGATTTGTATTTGAATCATCTCTAAAGGATGATGAAATACAATTACTCATGGCTCAATCTAAACCTCAGCTTGAGTTTAACGTACTAGAGGCTTATATATCGCGTCTATTAGGCGAATTCTCTAAGCAAGAGCCTGATATTGAAGTTTCAGCAGATGATCAGAGTAAAGCTGATCCAATGACTATTAAGGTCATAGAACAGCATCTTCGCCATACTTTGTTAGATCCTAAAAACCATAACACTCGATATGAAGTGTATAAAGACCTGTTATCTGGAGGTTTTAGTTCTCTTAAAATATTTACTGATTACGCTAATCCTATGAGCATGCACCAGATCATTGATATAGAACGTGCATTTGATCCAACATTGTGTGGGTATGATCAATTAGCACGCTATTCGCATAAAGGGGATGGTAGATTCTGCTTCGAACTGTTTCCAATGTCTAAGGATGATTTCAAAGAAGAATACCCAGACATTGATGTAGAAAGGTTAAGTTTCAAGCGTGGCTTTGCTGGTTTCAATTGGTCATATCTGAATGATACAACTCCAACATTAATCATTGCTGACTATTATGAGAAGAAAAAGAAAGAGACAAAGATCGTAGAGACTCGTGAAAATAAAGTAATGACGCTTGATGAATATAATAAGATGCTTGATGAATGGGATAAGTTTGAAGCGCCACCAGCAATCATTGGTAAACCGCGTAAGACAATGCTTGAAACTATATGCAGATATCGCCTTATAGAAAATATGGTGATGAAGTATGAAGAAACAGACTTTAGGTGTCTTCCACTAATATTTGTGGATGGTAGTTCTGTTATGGTTAAAACTCCTAAGAATGGCAATGTAAGGCAAGTATGTAGGCCTTATGTGTACCACGCTAAAGGCGCTCAACGTCTTAAGAACTATGCTGGTATTGCATGGGCAAACGAAATTGAAAACACTGTGCAGCATAAATTCATGGTTGCTAAAGAAGCATTACCTAAAGAAGAAGACTTTTTACAAGCATATAAGGATGTGCAGAAAGCTAGTGTGTTGGTTTACAACTCAGTACACGAAAACAACCCAGATATGCCTATATCGAACCCTATTCGTGAGATTCAGCGTGTTCCAATGCCGGTTGAGATATCTCAAGCATTCACTGGTTCCGATTCATTAATTCAGAACATTCTAGGTAGTTACGATGCAAGTCTTGGTATAAATAACAATCAGCTTTCAGGAGTTGCAATAGTAGAAGCCGCTAGCCAAAGCAATTCTACTGCAATGCCATACATTGTTGGTTATCTGCAAGGATATAGTAGAGCCGCAGAAGTTTATGTTGATCTGATGCCTAAGTATTATACGACACCTAGAACGCTTCCTCTGATTGATGAAGAAGGCAAGAAAGGATATATCAAAATAAACCAAGATGATGGCATGCCGATGGATTTTGACACTAATGATCTAAATGTCGTAGTAAAAGCCGGCGCTTCATTCCAAGTTCAGAAATCTCGTACGCTGATGATGGTAAAAGAAATGATGGGCATGTCTCCTATCTTTGCTCAGTTTATAGCAGAGAAAGGATTGAACTTTGTCTTGGATAACATGGAAGGTAAGGGTGTTGATCAGCTTAAGAGTATGGTGGATGAATGGTTACAAGAAATGCAGCAACAGAAAGCTATGGCAATGCAGCAACAACAGCAAGAAATGCAGAATAACCCTGCTGTGATGAAGCAGAAAATAGACGCCCAAAAGTTGATGCAACAATCAGTAAAAGATGATAAACAATTCCAGATGGATATGGCTAAATTAGAGATGGATGAGAAAAAGTTATTGGCTGACTTGCGTATATCTCAAGATCAATCAGCTGTGCAGCTTGTTAAGGCCAATACTGAGAGATTTGCTAAGTCTGTTGATTTACAGATGCAGCATCATGATATGAAACATAGGCATATGAAAGAAGCTATTGAGACTCATCATATGGTTTCACAGCCTAAAGTACAACCTCAACATCAAGGAATGTAAAGAATGATGGTTTATTTGGTTACTATAAATTTTAATGGTTGTTTAATGAAATTCGCAACATTAAGAAAAGACATTGCGGACGATGTATTTATTTCTTTTGAGTTATTAAATCCAGAAATAGAAGAAATTAAGTTAACAGGAAGTTGTGATAAATGTTAAGGAGTTTGATATGAGTGAAAAGAAAGTAACATGGAATGACCTGCATGAAGCGACTCAACATGAAATAAGGAAAACTTATAAATTGAATGATCGTCAGTTCGAACAACAAATCAGGACGCATATGGATGGAGCTAATGCCCAGGAACGTCGTCAATTATATCAAACAGTATGTAGTAAAAGGAGATAAACCATGAAATCTAATCCATTCAACAAGAGAGAAGATAAGAACGCTAAGAAAGCTTTTGCTAAGACAAAGTCTGATGTTAAGCCAGTTGCTAAAGATACAAACAAGACTAAGCGTAAGATGGTTAAGCCTACCAAAGGTAAAAGATATGAATGAAGATAATAATAGGTAAAGTGTGGTATGCATTAAATGGTCAATCTCCTTTTGCATTGAAAATACGTGGATTAGGAATAATGGAATCTTCATTAATTAATGGATTTGATACTGTAGTATTAAATAAAATTCAATTGAAAAAATTAAGAGATCAGATAGACAAGAAATTAGGAGAACATGAGATGCCATTAAAAAAATCATCTTCAAAGAAAGCTTTCAAAGATAACCTAAAGAAAGAAATTAAAAGTGGTAAGCCACAGAAACAGGCTGTTGCCATTGCTTATTCAGTTAAGCGTAAGGCACAGGGTAAAAAGAAATGACATCACCTGTAGAATTGGAATTACCCAAGGAAAAAAGATTCAAATGTCCAACTCATGGTGAAATAAGTGATGCAGAATCTTTGTTTTTAACAGTACATTTGAAAGATGGAAGTTATAGATCAAAGAGAAGATGTATAAAATGTATTATTTATTTTATCGAAAGCACTTTTAGTGAATTGGAAGAGATAAATGACTATAATATAACTTAATAAAACCTTTACTATATTTTGAGAAAAAGGTAAAAATAATGGAAGAATATAGAATAGATATAAAAATAAGAAATAACTTAATACTTTCTAAGATAGAATCATTAGGATATAAAAGTCCATTAGACTTTTGTAAAAATATAGGAATTAGCTATGGCGGATTGATAGCTGCCGCTAATATGAAACGTCCTATTTTTGATAAAAAAGGAAAAATTCGGCCTTTCATTAACAAATTATGTGATGTATTGAAATGCGCTCCTGAAGAAATATTTTCAGCTAATCAGATGGAAGCTTCGCTAGCAACGAACAAGAAAACTTTATTAGTTAACGAAGCAGAAGCAATTTATATAATGAATCAAACTGATAGTCAAAAGATGTTAGAGGAACAAGTATTTGATGATCAGAGAAATGATGCAATTTTAACAATTCTATCTACTCTCGCACCTCGTGAGAGACAAATTATTGAGATGCGCATGGGATTAGGAGAGTATAATAAAGAACATACTTTAAAAGAGTGTGGAAAAAAATTTAATGTTAATAAAGAAAGAATAAGGCAAATAGAACAAAAAGCTTTACGAAAAATGAGGCATCCTTGGAGGAGTGATCCATTAAGAGAATATATATACGAGGAATAAAATGAAAATATTGCAACTTAATCCAACCATTCCAATGTCTTGTCCAAAAGGCAAAGGCCAAGCATTATTCTTAATAGATTATGGTTCTGAACACAACCTGATGTGGGTAATAGCCATTGATGATACATGCGAGATTTGGACTTATCAGAATCCAGAGGTTAGAGTGCAGAAGAATGTCACGATGGGCAGAGTTAATAAAATATCATGTAAACATTCTACTACAATTTGGAACCAATCATATCGAGCATGCGAAGATTGTGGAATTAGAATATCATGATATGTTTATTCAGAAGTCACAAATTCAAACGCACTCACAATCATTTCATAGGTGGTATAATAGCTATCCATGTTAGGTGTGAAAGATGCCACAAGAAGATGATGATATGGTGGTTAACTGATAAAGGTGAAGAAAGAGAAAAGGGTATAAGGATAAGTTTACTATGAGCATAGAAGAAAAAATTGATTTGGATATGAGATTGGCTAAGCTAGAAAAATCAAGAGAAAATCATAGAGAAAGATTAGATAATCATTTTGATTTTTTGCGTGAACTACGAGAAAAAATAGAAGGAATTTATGTTAGTACTCAATTTGATATTGATAGAATTACTGGAGAAATAGATAAATTAAAATTAGAAATAAAAGAAATAAAAAGATTTCAGGATATAACTCATTTGGAATATAAGTCTAATAAAAAACCACACAAGTGCCCTGTTTGTGATGGAAAAGTTTTAAATGAGATTAAAATTCAAAGAACAGAAAGTGGAAGAGATAAATTAGTTCTTGAGTGTCATGCATGTGAAGGGAGAGGCATTGTATGGGGATGAATGAATGGATAAGTGTTAAATTTGCTGTTCCTCATGATGAACGATATGTATTAGTTCAAAGTTCTTATGAATGGACAATGTCGAATGGAGATAAAAGATGTCAAAGAGTAATACATATAGCTAGTAGAATAGTTTTTAAAAATGGACATGTTAAATGGAAATCTCAATCAGGAGGATACATTTCTACTCATAAATCTCAAACTAAAATAACACACTGGATGCCATTGCCTGATTTACCAAAGTAGAAGACATTGTATGAATTTCATTAAAGAATGTAAAAATAATAAAACAAACTCATATAGGTCTTACAGAAGATGGTATTTTGGATGGAGTGCTATTTGGTTTAACATAGATTGTAGTTCACCTTACAAAAGATTTGAAGTATTATAGAACAAATTCCATGGAGGAAAGACAATGATTGACAACGGAAAAGTTAAAGACAACCATCAACAAGGCATTGAAAGAGTCAAGCAACGTGGCCCTATGCCTAAAGGTCAACCTGGCAAGATGTCAGACAAAGGAAAAGCAAATTGGAAGCGTTCTGGTGATAAACTAACTCCCAGAAAAGCATAATTCACCATTCATTTGATAAGGATATCAAAATGGGCATTAAATCTATTTATACAGATACTACAGGTCAAGTTCAGGTCAATCCTCGACGCGTTAAAATTATTACTTATGATGGTCTATCAACAGTTACTACAGCTGGTTATCTTTCAGTAGCTCCTTTGTCTACATATTCTGTCTATCCAACAGATGTGTTTGATATTATTTATTCATACTCTGATGCTACGAATAGCGGAACTTATGGTGAATTTTTACCTACGTTTAGTAATGGTATTGTAACGCTAAGTCAGGCTGCCTCATCTGGTATTACATTGCCAACTATTGCAAATCACATTGCTGTTTTCAGTAATACTACTGGTCAATTAGGTGAAGATGCAGCAACTGCTATCAATGGCGGTAACATTCAGGCTGGTTTATCTGGAACTGCTGGCTATGTTGCATCTTTTCCTGCAACAGGATCAAAAGGTAGTTTGCGTTTAACAGCAGTTGCTAATACGGGTGATACGCTTGTTACCATTAGTAACGCATTGCATGGTCAAGCTTCTGTTTATTCTATTCCTGATTCTGGCGCGTCTACAGCTAATTTATTGATTTCAAAATTAACAGGAACTCAGCATATCACGGTAGGAAGTTTAGCAGTTGATGCTGGAACTTTAACATCAGGCATAGCAACAGGCGGTACCGTAGGTAAAGTAATTCTATTTCCAACTACAGCATCAAAAGGATCTTTAACTTGGCAAGCAGTTGCTAATAGTGGAGATACAGCTACTATTTTCCAAACAGCGGCTCTTGGTCAAGCTGTAACTTATACTTTCCCAGATCCAGCGGGTGCTACTGGCGCGCCTTTAGTGGCTCCTAGCGCTTTAGTCTCTGGAAATCTTGTTAAAGCGAGTGGTACAGCAGGATTGATTGTAGATGCAGCTTTTGCATTACATGCTGGCACGACAGCATCTTTTGCAGGCGGTGGCACTACTAATACATTTACTACTACTAATATGACATCTTCTAGTATTGTAACGGCTAACATAGTTACTTCTACTAACTCAGTAAGTATCACAAAAGCAGTTCCTGGAACTAATCAATTAGCAATTACTTTTAGCGCTGATCCAGGTGCGAGTACCACTCTAAACTGGATTAGTATTACCCCAGCAGTAGCTTAATAAAGAGGAAAGTTATGAAAAGAGAAGACATTGAAAAACGTATGATCGATCTTGAAAGAAGTATTGCTCAGACTAATGCAAATTTAAATGTATTACTTGGGCAAAGAGAAGAATGTCAACACTTTTTAAAATGTTTAGATGAAGAGAAAAGACTAATTGATGAAAATGTAATTGATATTAGCACTGCATCCTGATTATTCATTTATTCTTAATTGGTCTTTAAACCATTGGTCGGTTTCTTCTACTGGGTAGTAGATCCGACCTTTTCCTTCTAGTTGAAGGAAGGATGGTTTTTCTTTTTTGAAAATTCTTGCTTGAAACCAATGAATGGAATAACCGTAACGTTTAGACGCTTCTTTAACACTAAGATAGTTTTTACCTAAAATCTCTATCATGAATTTATTCCTTTAAATTCTATAAATCAAACACATGCTATTTTGTGTTATTTTTTATTATTTTTCAATATTTTTTACTATTATTTACTATTATTTTTTGCACCATTTATGCGATAGGTATAGTCTAAAAATATGGATAAAACCATCGAGACTCTTGCGATATGAGAGGCACATACCGTGGCGGGGAAATAGCCAATGCTGCTATGAGCATTCAATCATAGACGAGACTCGTTCGTTAGGCGAGGCGTTTACCGTTGCGGGGTTAATAGCTAAGGAAGCATTGATGGAAAGCTCAAATGGAATGAGCCAAGGTCAAGATACATCTTCACCTGGTAGTTTAACTTCACCAGCGCCAGCACAGCAGCAATCAGCTCCTGCGCCCTCGTCTGATGAAAGGGTTTTAAGGCAATCTGAAGTAAATGAAATCGTTAAACGCGCAAAGTTAAATGCGGTTGATGACTACAAGCGATTGCAGTCTGAACAGCCAAATTACTTTAATCAGAAATATGGGGAAAATGCACCACAGCATCAACCTGTAAATCAGAATGCGCCTACTCCGAACGAAGCTCATTATAGACAGATAGCCGCTCAAGAAGCTCAACGATTACGTGACGAATGGGTACAAGAAGCACGTACCAAGTCCGAATCAGAACATGCACAAAGGATTGTGCAGAACTTCTGGGATAAAATCTCACCTGGTAAAGATAAATATCAAGACTTTGAAAAAGTCACTGGCGATATTGAATACGCACGTTTTCCAAATGTTGTACAAATGTTATCTGAACATATAGATAATGCTCACGATGTTTTGTATGCCTTTGGTAATGATCCTATGAAAATGTCGCATCTCGAAGCATTGGCTGAGAGATCACCCAGGGCTGCTATTCAACATGCGCAACGGTTATCGCAATCTCTAAAAGAAAACGATAAAGCTTCAAAGATACGCATGCCCAATGAGCCATTAGATCAACTGCGACCTTCTAACACTGGAACGGATAATGGTGTTATGGGAGCAAAGGACTATCGTGCTTTACACAAAAGCCGAGGATGGTCTTAACCATAGCATAAGTATCCGAACTCTCATTCATTGATAGTTAGGAGCTTACTCATGGCTACGTACCCGAATAATATTTTGCAAACCGTGCAGACGTATCAACGTTCTTCACTTGCATTATTGCTTAACCTTTGCTGCCATATTGCAACAGCAAATACAAAATTTAAAGACTTCGATAAGATTCAAGCTAACTTAGGTTCTACAGTTACGTTTGATCTTCCTCCAAGATTCACGACTACATCTGGCCTTGTTGCTGCATGGCAGCCTGCTGTTCAGCGTGTATTGCAGTTAGTTTGCGATCAAGCTAACAACACATCGTTCGCAGTAACAGCGCAACAACGTATCTTCAACTTGGAAAAAGGTGAAGAAGATTACATGCGTGTGTTTGGTAAATCAGCAATTGCAGAATTAGCAAACTTAGTTGAATCTAACATTGCATTGAACTGGGCATCTGCTGTTGTAAGCGGAGTAGATGGCACGACTAATACCTTTTCAGGCCCATATCGTTTCTACGGCGATGGTTCTACAAGTCTAAGTTCATACCAACAATTAGCTCAAGCAGTCATGTTCTTCAAGAACTATGGCTCTGTTGCTGAAGGCATGAAAATCTATCTTCCTGATACTGTAATTCCATCTATCGTTGGTAATGGATTAAATCAATTCGCTCCTAACCGAAACGATGACATAGCCCTCTCATGGGAAGTGGGTGATTTCGGCACGCCATTAGTTAAGTACTACCAATCGAACTTAATGCCAATCCACGTTTCCGGTAACAGCGGTGTTGCTGGTAATCTCTTTACGGTAGTAAGCACGAATGATCCTACTGGTCAGAATGTTACTCAAATTACTGTAACAACCAATGGTAGCGCAACAGATGCGAGTGCAGTATTTGCTGGGGACTTATTCCAGTTCAAAGATGGTGTAAGTGGCCAACCTAATATGCGTTATTTGACATTCATTGGTCATACGCAATCCGCTAACCCCGTGCAATTCAGAGCAACAGCCAATGCAGCATCTGCTGGTAGCTCAATCACATTGACGATTACTCCTGCATTGAACTGGGCTGGTGGCGCTAATCAAAACCTAAATAATCCAATTGCAGCTGGCATGCAGATCCTAACATTCCCATCTCATCGTTGCGGTGGAATCTTGGGTGGTGATGGTCTGTTTATGGCTATGCCGCAGTTGCCTGAACAAAGTCCTTATGACACAGCGAATGAATATGATGACGAAACTGGCGCATCTCTTCGTTTGACATATGGTTCTGTATTCGGACAAAACCAAACAGGGATGATCTATGACGAAACTCACGGTTCAGTAATTGTGCCTGAGTATTCCATGCGCTTCCTTGTTCCATTGTCTCAAGGCTAATAATGGAAAGGCGTCAGTTTGGCGCCTTTAACTTAACGGATTAAGAGGAAATTTATATGACAAATCCACAAATTCAGAATGATCCAGTAATCACTTTACCTTTTCTTTATAAAACAGGATTGATAATTTCTAATGACGCAACTACTCCCAATACTGTACTTGATATAGCACAGGGGCAATGCCGTGATTCCAATGATATTATGGATATTACATTAGGAGCCAATAATCCTAATTTAGAAGGAAATACGGTTGCAGCACCTTTAAAATTGAATGCTGCTGTTAATGGTGTTAATGGTCTTGATACTGGATCGTTAGCGGCAAGTACTATGTATGCAGTGTATATGATAGCCGATTCACGCTATTATAAGCCTGTAGCAAGTATTTTAACTCTTGCTTCTAACACAGCTCCTTTAGTTCCTTTTGGGTACGATTCTTATCGGCTAATTGGTTATTGGCCAACTGATTCTAGCTCGCACTTTTTACTTGGCTATGTAACAGGAACCGCTAACTCATTGTCATTTTTCTATGATGCTCCTCAAGCATCAAATGTAACTGCTGGAGCATCGACAAGTTATGCAGCTGCATCTTTGGCTAACATTGTACCTGCCGTTAATAACTTATCTGTGCTTATTCAAAGTGTTTACACACCGCATGCTGCTGCTGACACATTGAAAATGCAACCAGGTAACGGAACAGGCGATATGGTAACGATTGAAGCGCCTAGCACTAACGTTTTATATACAGACTCAGCATTAGTTTCACAGTTAGTGACAGGTGTACCAACTATTAACTATAAAGTTTCTAGTGGAACATCTCCAGCTGCTGTTGCTATCAATGTTAGAGGATATACCTATTCTGTTTAAAGAGGTGAGCTATGACATACCTTGCTCAAACTCTGGTAACAAAAAGTTGGTATTTATCTGGAATCGTCGCCCGTAATCTACAAGTTCCCACGGGCGATCAGATTACTGATGGCTTATTTTTATTAAATGCACTTCTTGATTTCAAACAAATTGAAACCGAGTTGATTCCTTATTTTACCTATAAAACAAATATTTTTTGCGTTCCTGGACAAGAAACGTATTTCATTCCTAATTGTGCGTTGATCCAATCAGTTACTTTTAATATTGGTGTTGTTAGATATCCAATGCAGTATTTAACTGATACTTCTTATTTTGGATCGAGTCGTGTTGATAATATTCAGACGTTACCTTTCAATTGGACGTATGTCAGAGAATTAGGTGGTGGTAATTTATATCTTTATTTTTTACCTGATCAAGCATATCAATTAAAAATATTTGGTAAATTCTTTTTAACTGATGTTTCATTAACTACAGACTTAACTACTGTTTATGATACTTCTTACATTGAATATTTAAGATATGCTCTTGCTGCATATATGTGTTCTGAATATGGAATATCTTTCAATCCTGATTCACAAAAGATTCTTGATTCTTATAGAAGGAAATTAATGTATCTATCGCCTCCTGATTTGAGTATGCAGAAATCTTCTATATTGACGCAAGGTGCATCATTAAGCTTTGCTCAAATAAATCTAGGGCAAGGATTTCAGCCTAGTTAAGGTATTTACTTATGATTACACGAAAAGGAAATACCAAGCAATTCGCATTGAATATAGTTGGTTCCAGCGTTTTTGGACGATACGCCAAAATCAATAGTGAATTTACTTATAATATGTTTGCATCTGATAACTTCATG